TACACATTAGATGACCTGGATGGTACTAGTAAATCCATCCAATTACGACAAGGATATAGATATTATGCTGAGACTAGTGGTGGCGATTGTGGTGCTCCTTTACTTGCTTCTGCTCCTAGTTTATCACGTAAAATACTTGGTATTCATGTAGCTGGCTATAAAGGAGAAGCTTGGGCTGTTCACATTACACAGAATATGATAGAGCGAGCTTTACGAAATGTTTCTTTTGAAGCACAAATAAAGCTCGATTTACCATATACTGGTGAACATGTCGTTCCTGAAGGCAATTTTATGCCTATAGGAAAGTATCCCAATGTACTACCTCGCCCCACTAAGACTGAATTGAGACCTTCCCCTATTCATCAATTAGTTAAAATGCCCTTTAAACAACCAGCTGCTCTTAAACCCCTTGTCATAGATGGAGAACGAGTTGATCCATTAATGACAGGACTTAAGAAATGTGGTGTTGTTACCCCAACCATTGATATTATGACCCTCCGTAGATGTAGAATTGCATTGACGTCCTTCCTTAAGAAGGGCCGAAGTAAGAACTTTAAAGGTATTCTTACGGTTAGTGAGTCCATTAAGGGCTTACCCGGAGATGATTTCATTACCCCCGTTAAAAGACGATCTTCACCTGGCATTCCTTGGTGTTTCCAAACTGGCGGTACAGCTGGTAAACGGAAATGGCTTGGTGATGGTGAAGATTATATTTTAGACCACCCTGATTTAATTAACGCTTTACAGAAAAGATATGAACTTGCGTGCAAGGGTGAAAGAATGGAAACTATTTGGGCTGACACTCTAAAGGATGAACTTCGTCCTATAGAGAAAGTTAAAGCTGGGAAGACTCGCGTTTTCTCGGCTGGCCCAATGGATTTTGTTATTTTCATGAGGCAATATTATTTGCCTTTCTTTGCACACATGATGCGTAATCGTATTCATAATTTTTGTGGAGTTGGTATTAATGCCACTGGTGTTGATTGGGAAGTTCTTACCAAGAAATTACGATCCAAAGGTAGCAAAGTTGCTGCTGGCGATTTTCGTAATTTCGATGGTACAGAACTTGCTGAGATCCTGTGGGCTTGTTGTGACATCATTTGTGATGTCGAAGACGATCCCACCGACCCGGATAACGACCAAAATCGAAAGATACGTAAAGTTATTTTCTGTGAAATAGTGAATTCTATTCACCTTCATGGTAATAACATTTACGGTTGGAATCATTCCTTAACATCTGGAAATCCTGGTACCGCTGTTATTAATACCCTCTACAATGTTTTGAGTATGATGTATGTTTTCTGTAAAACTACTGATTATTCCCCTTCCTATTTCTTTGATCATGTATATATGGTCGCATATGGCGATGATAATATCATCAACATGTCTGACTTTATTTCCCCTATATTTAACCAAGTAACCATTACCCGTGGTTATGCCGATATTGGAATGGAGTACACTGACGAAGACAAAACTGGTAATATTGTACCTTTTCGTTCTCTTGCGGAAATTAGTTTTCTTAAGAGAAAGTTTAGGTATGATACAGATTTGTGTCGACATGTAGCTCCCTTGGACCTTGATACGATACTTGAAATGACAATGTGGGTCAGAGGAGATCTAGATCACAATGCTCGATGTGCCATTAACATAGAGCATGCATATCGTGAACTCGCTATGCATGGTCGTGATGTTTTTGAACATTGGAGTGTGATTCTGGATAAATTGGCTCACACCCACCTGACGAACCCTCCCATCCTATATGATTACATTGATTATGTAGGACAAGAATTTGAATGGTAAAGGCTCCCGGAATAGGGCTCTCTATCTACGGTGTAAAGTATGAGAGCAGCAATCCCCGAATCCGGGTTGCAACAGACGAGGGCTATTTAGCTCGATTACACACTGACGCGTCTGTAAATATAAGTCCTGTGTAACACCCATCATTCAGGTGGAATGAGTGAACCACTTGCTAGATGTAAAAATTACCCACTTGCTACAAATAATAAAGAATCCTCCAGTCCGTCCGGAACTACATCCGGATTCTCCAACGATGGAAATCTTGCCAATAAGAGTTCGATGAACACTATTGGTGACGTTTCCA